TATATATACTATATATGCTTTTCTTCTTACTCTTCTCCCCCTCTGACATAGAGCGCCTGGATGTGTGCTTGGATGGGTTCGACTGTGCAGGAGAAGGTAGCGCCACCTAGGGCTGGCTGGTGTGTGGCTACCTCTCTTCATAATTTACTTTAAGTATTCCTAGACATTCCTAGACAAATTACAGTTGTACATTTACTGTACGATTCTACGAATATGGGGGCGTACCATTGCCTACGTATCCTAGAGATCGTGGCTTACAGAGTCTGTACGTAGATCAATAGTGTACAGAGTTTACCCAATACGTAGGTTGAGGTGTGGATTCTAGGTTGTTGATATCCCTAACCCTCTTAGATTCTACCACCTACACCGTCAATCCTAGCCTGATAATTATTCCTGGGAAAGAGGGGATAGGGGAAGTAGGGGATGGGCGCGGGTAGTGGGGGTTTGACGCTGGAGGATACCGGCATGAAATAATCTAAGGGAATTGTAGGAGGTACTTGTAGGATAAGACCTATCGGTCTATTACGGCGGGTAGTGGTGGTGAGACTTGATTAGGGAGTACTTGGGTGGGTGAGTAACGCTATCGGGTAGGGGATGGGTAGATGAGGCTGTCAGTCAAGCGTGAGAAGGTCTGAGTGTAATATAGAAGAGACTTTGTGGGGGGAGCTTATGTAACAGGGTGGATATGCGAGTACCACCACCAGAGGGATAAACCCAACTATGATCTCCTGGGTGGAGAATATCATAGGAGACCAAACCAACCATGTAGCTAGGGATGATGAGTAGAGTATTAATTATCTGTCCCATTTTACTTTACTGACGAGATCACTTGCTGCTGAGGATAGGCATCCGAGAGAGATCGGGATAAGGATAACCCCACCAGATAGTGCAGGGAAGAATTCAGAGGAGTTTGATTGGTAGAGGGTGATTAGGAGTAGAGAGAAGAATGTGAATAGCCCACCAAACAGTAATATGTTCCAGAGGATACAAGGGTAAGAGTTAGTGATAACCTTACGTTCTCCCCAAACTGGTGGGAGTTCTACTCCTGTTTTAATATCGTAGCTCATTGGATCAAATCTCCTGTTTGTGAGTAGTTACTATCCCACGTCTGGGTAGTCTCTGTCAAGTGTGGATTAATTCCTTATCAACTTGTGCATACTCGGTTGTGTTGGGAATTCCAAAGCACCTAAGTAGTATTGCAAGTATGTATGTATAATCTTAGTGAGTGCCGATGTAACCTATGGGATCACTTAAATGAATGAATGATTAGCTCCTGATCAAACTCTGATCAAAGGTAGGTATCTCTTCAATGGGGCTATTAAAACATAAGAGGAAGGGAAAGTCAAGGGTTCCATTCAATTTAGCTAGGATTAGAATGGATAGTCCCAGTAGAGAGCAAACCCCCAAACCAATAAGGGTATAGATATAATTACTATACAGCATAAGGTAGCACCCTTCCCATAGGAGGTGGGTTCAAGGAACAAACTTGTTTGTGACGCAGATGAAGGGGAATCCCTTATAAAGCCTATATAGGATACCCATTGCATGGAGCTTTAGATCAAGAGAATTTTGTTTTAAGATCAAGAGCAGCTAAGAGGTACTGCGGAGCAGGAATACTAGGTATGATATAATGATTGATTGTTTTATTGCTAAGGGATGCTTGTTCGTCCCAGATGCGGGTGGCATTTCCTGCGGAAAGCTTACTGGAGGGTATCATTCCATGCTATCGCACAGAAGATGTTTATAGATGAAAGCAAGATCAAGAGCTTGAGTATAACAGGAATAATTATAAAGTCAAGGGATAAATTGAAATAATTGAAAAATAATTTATACCTTGAATATCCTTAAGTAAATGTGTATAGTACGTATCCTTATGAAGGAGGAGAGATGAGTATAATTTCTAATGAGTTGATGGACGCGGTGGCAGATGTTGAAGCACGTTTTGAAGGAGGGGAGTGTGCCCCCAGGACTCCACCAGTTTTTTCAAGAAGTGTTGACCCTCTAAATTACTTTTCACTTGATGAGGATCTCAACGGGAAAGTAACTGTGGATACGAAAATAACTTTTTATGGTTACGGTGGAGATACCTTATGAAAGAAGATTCTTTTAAAGCAGACTTGTTCCTAATCACTATCTCATGTTCAGTCATACTATGGGCAGTGTTTTATAAAGTTCCTGTATGATGCTTGGAACAGACCTAATGCTGGCTCACAAGTATAACCCTACAAAACATAGTGTCTTTGACGGTAACTGGGCTATCTCCGAGAAGCTTGACGGGATTCGGGCTTACTGGGATGGGTTTAGATTTGAGAGTAGGTTAGGGAATGAGTTCTACGCACCTAACTGGTTTAAAGAGAGGATGCCCCTCTACCCTTGTGACGGGGAGTTGTTCGCGGGGATTGGTGAATTTAACAGGTGCGTAAGCTCGGTGAAGGGCAACAAACCATCTTTTGAGGGGGTAGTGTACGTTGTATACGATTCTCCATGTGATGGGGATTACATCCAACGGATGGGGTCAATTGTCGGGGAGTGCAATGATCTATGGAGGAAGCACCACCAGTACGAGGCTACCTCTGAGGAGTTCCTCGATGACTTCCATGATATGATAGAGGCACAAGGTGGGGAAGGGCTGATGCTGAGGAACCTACGCACTCCCTATGAGTTTAAGAGAACTAACAACCTCCTTAAAGTGAAGAGATTCATTGATGAGGAAGTGTTAGTTGTTGGGTACGTTGCTGGAAAAGGTAAGCATGAGGGGCGAGTAGGCGCTCTTAATTTTGAGTACAACGGCATCCATTGTAAAGTGGGCACTGGCTTAAAAGACTCCCAAAGGGAGTCCCCCCCTCTAATTGGGGCAATGGTAACTATCCGGTATTTTGAACTAACTAAAAAAGGAGTCCCCCGTTTCCCTAGTTTCATAGGGGGGAGGGACTACGAGTGAGGTATTTATGAGGATTGGTGAGGATGGAGGGCTAGTCTTCTCCCCTGTTGGGGGAGAGCCATTACCTCAAACAGGTGTTCTTCCTGACGTATTCCCCCAGGAGATGGGGGAGGAAGCTTGTAGTGTTGATGGTGTCAAGGGGCTAAAGCTTCTTCGTATGTCAGATTTAATAGAAAAGAATATTGAGGATGTAATAACCTCAGTAATTAAGAGGGCAAAAGGGGGGGATGTTCAAAGTGCGAAGCTACTCCTAGATTATTTCTCTGTATCGGTGAAGGATCAAAATAAGATAGAGTTATCAAATAAAACTTTCAACAAAGATGATTATGACTTTAAACTAGAGATATCCCTTCATAATCCAGAGGAGTCTCCTGATGAAGCTTGAGTTACACGAGAAGCAGATTGAGCTATTAAACTCGAAGGCGAGGTTCACTGTTGCGGGGTGGGGAAGACGGAGCGGAAAAACTCATGCCGCCGCAATCTGGACTTATATTAGGGCGATGGAAAAAGAGAGGGAGGGAGTTAAATACGGTGCATCTGCTAGGCATTTGATTGTATCCCCCACTTTTGGTATGTGTGAAGACCTTTATGTAGATCTCTTCTATGATATCGCTGGGAAGCATATCGTTGATTTCTCAAAGAGGAAGTTAGAGTTTACAATGAGTAACGGGAGGAGGGTTAAATTAGCTGGATGTGATAATCCGAGATCCCTCTTAGGGGGAAGTATCATCTCTTTAGTTGGGGATGAAATGCAGGAGTGGGATATTCCTCTCGCATGGGATAGGGTTTTACGCCCAGCGTGTGGTGACTTAAAAGCTCCTTGTCTCTTTCTTGGGACTCCCTTACCAAACGCGGGGGATGATTGGCTTAAGATGTACGAGAGGGGGCTAAACCCAGATCACAAGCAGTGGACTAGCATCCATTGCAATAGCACAAACAACACGTTCATAGATATGCAATCTGAGATTGATCAGGCTAGGTTGGATGGAGTTCCAGAGGCACTTATAAATCAAGAGTTTTTTGCAGACTTCTATATTAAAAGTGCGTCACACTTTAATGTTTCAGATGTACCGGAGTTCACTCAAATCCCAGGAGGGAGTGTGGTATTAACTTCGGTGGATTTACAGGGCTTTGGGGATCTCGAAGGGATGACCCTAACTGAGGTTAATAGGCTCGATGAGACTGCGATCACAACGACTGCGGTATGCCCTAATAATAATTGGTATGTCCTGGACATTACCTACGGGAGATGGGGGGTTAAGGAAACTGCGAATAAAATAGCGGAAGTAGTCGGATACTATAAACCATCTCTGCTTGGTGTGGAAAAAGGGGCATTAAGAAACGCTATAGCCCCCTTCCTTGATTCTTCATTAAGGGAAAAAGATATTTTCATGGAAGTACAAGGACTGTCCCACGGGGGAACCGCGAAGGTTGATCGGGTCTTTTGGGCACTCCAAGGAAGGTACGAGCGGGGGATGATCCATTACCCCGTGGGGAGTTACCCTTGGAAAGAGTATTTGAATAAGCAACTTATGTCCTTCCCTAGTAGGTCAGTGCATAACGATTTACCGGATTCATTAGCTTACATAGACCAACTCTCTAAATCAAGGATACCTCAAGAGGTTTATGACTCTTGGGATTACTCAGACCAAGAAGATTTTGAACCACTAGATAATATAACGGGGTATTAATGACAAACCTATTTATAGCGGAAGAGTCCAAAGTTGTCTCTTACTGCGAAAAATTTAGAGCTATCGCGTACAATCACTACAACACACACCATAGGGAAAAGTGGGAAAAGTATCGGGCACTTTGGGAGTGTGAGTTTAAGGAGACAATGAGATCAAGGAAGAGCGAGAGAAGTAAGCTAATAAACCCGACTACCCAAGTAGGGGTGGATACAGCTTCTTCAGAGATGGACGCTGCGGTTAATGTTGGCTCGATAGTTGTTGATCCAGTGAAGCCAACCAATACTGATTGGGATCAGTACAAGGATCTTTGGGATGAGATGCAGAAGAAGTTTAAGGATGATTTGGTAGAGTACGGGAGCCGTGCTGCTATATCTGAGATGATCCTAAATTCCGCGATGCTAGGCATTGGTTACTTGAAAGCTGTACCGGAGAGTGTTGAAGTAAGGGAGCTATCCCCGCAAGCTGGTGGGGGGGTGTCTGTCTCAGTGACGGATAAGGTTCTTACAAAGCTTGTATCCGTTGACCCTAATAAACTTTGGTACGACCCATCTGCCACGAGTATCCCAGATGCGGAGTACATTGTTGAAGAAACTGTTGTCCCTCGGCATTCTTTACTTGACAGGATGGAAAAGGGAGAGTATAGTACCGTACCAATCCCAGATAACAAGGAGATGGGAAATGGAGTTAAGGTAATGGAATACCACGGGCTGATTCCGAGGTCGATCCTCCTCAAAGAACGTATTGAAGAGTCGGATGGTATCACCTTTGATGAAGTTCTGGAAGTCGATGAGACGGTGGAGGCTCTCGTTATTTGGATAGATGGAACTAACGAGCCTTTATTTGCTGAGGAAACGCCGTACCTTGATAGCGAAAAATCTTACTCAGCGTTCCCTTGGGATATGAACCCTCACTGTTTTGTTGGCAGGGGGGTTTCAGCTAAGGCATACAATGTTCAAGTGGCACAGGATTCCGGCCTGAGAGCGCGTACTGACGCGTTAGCCTACGCGGTACACCCAATGATAGGGGTTGACTCTCTAAAGCTTGTACAGCGCCGGAGAATGAAAGTATCCGCAGGTCAGCAGATCCTTACGATGGGGGATCCTAATAAGGCGATAGTCCCCTTTAGGTTTGCTGATGTGCCTGAGTCAGCATTCATCCAATCACAAGACCTAGCAAGGATGGCGAATGAGGCAACAGGGCTTAATGCCTTTGGTGGTGTTGATCCTAAGTTTCAATCCGCAGCGGGAATGGATGCCCTCCAAGCCCCTAATATAAATAGGAGTAGGAGAACACTTGAGAGCCTCACTAACTGTTTAATGAGGGCGATTAAGTTACTCTTATGGAGATCAACCCAGTATGACCCTGAGAACTACCCTCCGGTTGCATTGGACTTCAAGGTTAGTGTTGTTATGGGGAGCCTCTCACGAGGGATGGAACAAGCCCAAGCAGCCGCGATGATGAAGACTCTGCCGGAGTCCTCCTCTGCGTACTGGAAGTTACTGGTAAACTTCTTTGAACTCGGGGATATGCCGGATAAGGAAGGGATTATCTCTGATGTTAAGGATTTGGCGGAGAGAGCGCTGAACCCACCGGAACCCCAGCCAACCGTCTCAGAGAAGATTGAGATTGATAAGCTAGAGTTTAATAAGCAGAAGGAGATGGCCTCACTCCAGTTACAAGCTGGCAGAGTACGGGCAGAGTTAGTCCGAGCAGCAGCCAACCTAGAAAGGGTGGATAGCCAGGAAGTTAAGGATATGGCTAACGCAATTTTAGCGATTGCTAAGGCGGAGTCGGAAGAAGTAGGGAGTCAGATTTCCCAGTACCAATCGGTTCTATCCCAAATGCAAGAAAAGGCAGAAGGGACGGAGAACCAATTTAATGAGAAGCTAGGTGTCAATAACTTAATCGGAGGCGGAGATGGAGGAGATAACACAGGAGGAGATGGAGGAGTTCAGGGAGGAGGAGAGGGTCAACAGGATGTTGTTGAAACTTAGCTCATACCCTGAGTGGGGGGAGTTAGATTCGATGTTACAGGGGAAAGTAGGGTTCCTTAAAAGTACCGCAGTTGATGATTGTGTTACCTCAGAGGATATTAGTTTTAGGAGGGGCTTAATAACTGGCCTTCAAATAGTTTTATCAGTTCGTGAAGAGAGTCAAGAGGCTATTACAGATTATGAGTAAGAAAAAAGAGATTACTGCTACACCAGTGCGCCATCCAATTGATCAGGAAACTTTCAGCCCTCTTGAGCCAGTTGATCCAGTTGATCCAGTTGAGCGGCCTAAGACACTTCAAGGGCTGTTGAAGGTGAGGCAAGAGGCAGGGGAGAAAGATCGGGTAGCTCGGCTAAAGACACGAAGATATGGGAGCTGATTTAATGGCAGAAGAGCAAAATATTTATATAGGGCAAGCGGGATCTGATTCAACAGAGGGTCTCGAAATTGTGATTCCCACTAATGAGAATCAAGGATCTGATGATTTAGGTGGTGGAGAGGATGGCGGAGGTTTAGGGGAGCCAAGCGAAGCAGCCGCGAATTTAGCTATGGTCACTGCTGAGCTAACCAGGGTCAATACGGAGTCTAAAGGTCTTCAGGATCTAGTAGGGAGACTCCTCGATATGCAACAGCAGGGTGGGGAGGAGCAGACCTCCGAGGAGATCCTTAGCAGTTTCGAGGAAGATCCTGAGGAGTTTATCAGGAACGCGGTAGTGAACTCCACTGAGTACAAGGATCAACAGGATGCGATTGAAGCGAGTAAGGCGGAGGCATCCCTCGGGAGATTAGGAACCCTCCAGCCAGATTATGTTGAGGTGCTTGGTGGGGAAGGGTTCGGGAAGTTCTTAGTAGATAACCCTATTTACCAGAAGGTGCTTACTACCGCGAATGTTGATCATGACGTGGATACGGTCTCAAACTTGATCAAGCTGTTTAAAGCTGAGACAGGAGCGGAGGGCACAACAGCCCCTCAGAAGAAAGGGAACCCTGTCGGCTCATCGAGGGCTGGTGGGAAATCCTCAGGGAAGGTGTTCAGTAAACAGGCGCTTGGAGAGCTTATGGTGAGTAACCCTGAGAAGTACCAGAAGCTTCAAGGAGAAATATCCTTAGCATATAAGGAAGGCCGTGTCAAGTAGTGTGTTATAATTACCTTTGTGTTATTAATTAATTAAACCAGGAGAAGTGAATGCCTTTAGGTACTAATCACCAAGCAGAGGGAGCCGCCGGTATTGGCAGTTTCTTCGCTGAGGAATACAGCAATTTAGTTATTGCCCAGTATAATGCTAAAACTGCGATGAAGGGATTAGCTACAATGATCCCGCATGGCGCTAACAGCGGGGAGACAATTAACATCCCTGTGGAGGGATTGAAGCAAGCCGCGTCTCGGAAGGTATTCGAGACTCAGGTGAACCTCAATTCACACCAATCAACTAACCTTACCATGAAGATTGACCAACAATTTGAGTTTAATATTCACTAGACTCGTTAATCTTGGGTGAAAAACTGGGAAGCCTACTAAAGGGTAACCAGACACAAGCTAATTACAAACCCTTGGAGGGTTGTATGAAATTTAAAGAAACAACTATAAAGTACCTTGCAGGTTTATTTGACGCGGACGGGAGTATTTCCCTTATGAAGGGGACACACAATGTTCAGGCGGTTATCCAGATAAGCCAGTCAGTACAAGGGTATCCAGTAATAGATTTACTTTGTGAAGAGTTTGGGAAGAATTATAGTGTTTGCAGGAAGGAAGGATACCGAGACACCCACTTATTCCCTCTTTGTAAACTCTCCCATCAAAGGGCTTTTATAGACAGGATATGCAAGTATATGGTTGTTAAGGGGTTTGACTTTAATTGGGTTATCTCTAAGGTAGAGGAGCTTCGAGGGAGTCGTGTTTCTGATAAAGAGTTTGAGGATATAAAAAGGGAAAGGGAGATCCACCGCCACGTAGGAGGTTCTGTAAAGCCTATTAGTCACGTTAGTGATGCTTGGGTTGCAGGGTTCCTTGATGGGGACGGACACTACGAAAACGCTAAACAAAAATCAGTAAGTGTATTCGCTACTAAAACTGAGAAGTTTGTAGCGATGTACTACCTAAGGGAGAAGTTAGGGGGCTACTGTTACGAGTCAAGTAAAAAAGGCGTTGGGTGGAGAAGGAACCTTGGGAAACAGGGAAAAGATTTTGCTGTCCCATTTTTAACTCTTATGAGGAAATACAGTCTTATCAAGAAGGATAAGATAAAAGACCTATTAGATTTTCATAGCGGTGGCACAGACTAAGCCCCAAGAAACTCACACGAAGTGAGTTAAGCTATAGTCGAAAACTCTTATAAAGAGTTTATGTAGTTGGTTGCTTGAAGATAAGACGGCAGCTCAAACACTGCCCTCTTTAAAACCGATGCTGACCAAGGCTGCGGGACGAGCTATGGCACGTCAACTCGACGGCAATTTGTTTTCTTTAGCCTCCCAGTTCCAAGGTGGCACGGCAACAACTGTGGATCCTGACGTGTTCGGTGCAGACTGGTGGGCTGTTGCAGCGGATAACAAGTTTATCTCTGGCAACGGTGGTGCAGCAGTTATCGGCAGTGACGGTAATACACTGTATGACGGGGCAAACGCAGCAGCTATTACGGATGCGGCTATCTTGTCAATGATCTTGCTCCTTGAGAATGCGGATGTTGACTCTGATGACCTCGTGTTTGTTGTCCCTCCTTCTGCGAAGCGGGATGTACTGAGCATTGATAAGCATGTTCTGGTAGATCAAAAAGGTCGTACCGACGAGATCCGTGGTTCCTTTGGGGAGATGTATGGAATCCCTGTTGTGATCTCAAATGCTTGCCCTAAGATCAACGGCGGCGCTGATCGGGTTGGCACTCTTATGAGTAAGGAAGCTTTGTACCTTGCTATGCAGTGGGACGTTCGTAGTCAGGTTTCATATAAACAAGAGTTGTTACACTAATTGCTCTTATAAAACATTTTCTAAAAAACTTGGGAGGCGAGAGCTAACCAGACACAAACTATATAACCCAACGGTGGGGAGTATTATGAAGTTTATTATTACAGAAACAAAAGCTAAGTATTTTGCAGGGCTTATAGATGCGGATGGTTGTTACTATTTCCAGCGTAATGCTCAGGGTTACCTAAGGGGTTGTTTTACAATCTCCCAGTCATCGTTAGGGAAGTTAGCGGTGGAGGAGTTAGCGGGGCTAACCGAGAAGAGGGTGACACAGACCACTTACAAGACTAAGGCAGGTGATGAGAAGATTAAGTACACAGTCCTTATCTCTTCAAGAGAAGATTTGAAGAGTTTTAACGACAGGTTACTTAAGTTCTTGGTGGTTAAAGGCACTATCGCAAAATTTGTTTCTGATAAAGTCATTGAATTGAAGAATACCAAAATAAGCGAGAAGGATTTCGAGCTGTTACAGTCCACTGCTAAAGGTGTACGGGAATTTGGGGGAGCAGTAAAGCCTCGAAATTTTGTATCCTCCGCGTGGGTTGCTGGGTTCCTTGACGGGGACGGCAACTACAGTATTAAGAGGGGAGCTTATTGTCACGCATGGGTTTCGGTAAGTAAGCGTGAGAAAGTCCAAGCTATCAAATTTTTAGTTGATAAGTTTGGGGGGTCTCACTCTAAAACGGGCACAGCGGATAATTGGTATTTGGGTCTTGGGAAAGGAAAGCGACAGTTGGCTGTCAAATTCCTTAAGCAAATGAGAAAGCACTCTATTGTTAAGCAAGACAAGATTGAGATGATGTTAAATATTCATAGTAGTAGTGGCACAGACTAATTGAAAATGCACTGGAGACAGTGAAGTTATAGTCGGAATAATTGTTATTATTTGATTTAGGAAACCTATTCACATTTGATAGCCTGTATGGTACTCAGATTGCCCGTAAGGATGCTGGTGTCGCATTTGTTGTTCCGAATTCGTAAGCTAATAACTAGCTGAGAAGGAGGTGATCTTTATCTACTAAGGGGGGGAGAGGGCAATTATGCTCCCTCCCCCTTTTTATTGGGGGAGATAAAATAAAGATGCTCAAAGTAGGGTTTTACTAGTAAGAGGCAGCGGAAGCGATGAACCAAATTACACCTAATTTATAGAGAGGTTATGAATGAATGGCAGTTTATAGAGGAACAACCCCAACCTTTACAGCAGGGGAAGTAAACACAAACAGCAATGCTGGGGCAGGAGAAGGCCTAGTAAACACTAAGGTGGGGGTAAACACTCCTATCAAGACTATCTCCGCTGGCGCGAATGTAGTCCTTAACTCAACTGGCGATAATATAGAGATTGAGGCTTCTGGTGGTACAGGGGAAGTAAACACCAACAGCAATGCTGGGGCAGGAGAAGGCCTAGTAAACACTAAGGTGGGGGTAAACACTCCTATCAAGACTATCTCCGCTGGCGCGAATGTAGTCCTTAACTCAACTGGCGATAATATAGAGATTGAGGCTTCTGGTGGTTCAGGGGAAGTAAACACCAACAGCAATGCTGGGGCAGGAGCACAGATTGCACAGTCCAAGTCTGGTGTGGATACCCCATTACGGACATTGGTGTCAAGTGATAGCTCGGTGGTAATCACACAAAACGCGGATGAGGTAGACTTGCAAATATCGCAGGAGATCGTACCAGGAGATGCGATTGATGTGACGAGTGCAAGGTTAAGCACAGCCACTCCGACAGATGCCCAGGGGCATGTGACACGTACAAATCTAGTGTTTACAAACACGGCATTCCAGGCTACGGGTGACAACGAAAATATATTTGTAGTGCCGGCAGGTGTAACACAGGTCAGAATAACTGTAGCGATGAATAAACTATCTGGCACATCGCAAAGCTACGAGTTAGACATTGATATCTACAAAAATGGAGCCCTTGCAGGAAGCAACTCGGACTCTAAAATTAGGTCGTCAATGGGCACTACAGGAGGAACACCTGAAATTTCCACAGTAGGGACAGTACATATAAACGTCAGTGGTGGTGACTTAATAAGCGTCAAAACTAGCAAGTTATCAACACAAATAAACGGCTTCAACATGTCAATACAAGCAGTGAGTACAGTAGCTGCTGGGACGTTACCGCACATGACGTTCGCAAACGTAGAGAGTAGCACTACCCCTGTCCTGACAGGAGGTAATTACCTCGTTCAGCGTGCCGCTATTACATATAATGGATCAAGGTGGGCCACAACGTCAGGCCCAGCAGAAGATATATTCACTGTACCGGTAGGGGTTACACTTGTAAGGCTTACGCTAAAAGGCACGATAGAGCCACCTACTGTGTCGGCTGCAAGGTGGTTATTAATACTAGTGAATAACTCACAAACTTACCCAGGGAGCAACGTCGATTTAAACCTTGCAGTTCTTGATAAGTTCACTGGAGGGTTGTATCAGATTGTCACTGGAGGGGACATAGTGATACCTGTCGTGGCAGGGGACAAATTACAAGTACGTACAACTGATGCATCACCTATAGCGGATATGCAGGTGACAATAGAAGATATCTCACTAACTGCAGGGGGTGCGCAAGCTGTTAACAGATTACATCAGACAGGAGGGACGTTTACGTCAGGGAACCAGGTTATAAGGACTAATATGACAGCACTCGGTGGACTTATGGCTGGCGTAGGCGTACCTCAAAACATATTTACGATCCCTGCCGGTGTGTCACAGGTGCAGGTGTCTGTAGGGATACAAATGAACTCGTCGGCAGGTACAACGAATGATATAAGCATACGAAAAAACACCGGACTGGCTATTATCGATATACCCATGTGTATTAAAAGTACCAGCGACTCAGAGAAATACACTGACTTCAAAACTGGTGTTATAGACGTTATTCAGGGGGATAACATAACATCACTGTTTGGAGGGACAACGGGTTCAGGTCTGAACGGGCTGGTTTATACAATCGAGCAAGTTGATAACGTCACGTCAACTGCCCCGGGTAGCACCGCACCGTCTGGTGAGGCCAACACAAACTCTAACGCTGGAACCGGCGAAGGGTTGGTTCTCCCTAAAGTAGGTGTTGACACCCCGATTAAATCACTTGTTGGGGGGGCTGGAATTACCCTAACACAAGTTGGGGACACAATAGAGATCTCGGTTACGTGAGGATAATTAAATGACAACGTTTTATGGAACTCCGATGGCTCAAGGGTTAGATGCAGTCCCTAATATATCAGCGGATGATATAAACAATCTCCCCTCAAAGGTAAACTTAGCCTCTGGGGACTTGATCCTTGTATGGAACTCAGAGAGTGGCCTACAGAAGGTGAAGGTAACCTACGGCGATCTCCTTAACGGTCTTGGTATCGTTGATCCAACAACCCACATTGGAGACAATTCTATCCACTTCATTGTGGATGACAGCAATCAATCTGCTGTTAATACTTGGAGTAGCTCTAAGATTGATGGAGAGATCACAGCATTAGTCGTATCTGTCGGTGGGGTACAAGCCCTCCTCAATTTGCACATATCTGATGGTTCGATCCACCAAGTGTTAAATGATGCATCAACCCTTACCACAGAGGTGTTCAGCGCGAGTAAGGTACTCCAGCTAACAGGAGACGTTCAGGCCAACGTAACCACACTTAGTAATACCGTGGCAAGCAACAAGGGGCAAACGGACAGTCACGAGGCTGACACAGGGATACACTCCCCTATTAACGATTCCCTTAATTCAACTGGGAATCTATGGTCAGGGCAGAAGATCAACCAGGAGGTTAATACCCTTACTCTCGAAGGGGTCTCCCAGGGGGGTAGAATTACCCAGAATGAGGCGGATATTTTAACCCTACAAGGTACAGTCGGCGCTCACCTTGTTCTCGATGATGTTACCCCAAGTACCACGGAAGTGTACTCATCCCAGAAGGTGGAAGACTTGGCGGGGTTTATTGACTCAGATATCTCAGCTATTGATGGGAGGGTGACTGTTCTTGAGTCGGACACAACCACTCACGAGGCGGACGGTGGTATCCACTCCCAGTTAAACGATACGGTGACAGGAGCCTCCACTCTCTGGAGTAGCTCAAAAGTTGATAGTGAGATAGCATTAGCGGTTGGTGCGGTAGTCCCTCCAGTCAACCCTCAAGTGGCTGTAAACCAAGCTGACATATTGGCGTTAGACGCGGATCTTACAGCCCTTGATATTGATGTGGGGGTGAACACAAACACGATCCTCTTAAATGAAACAGCTATGGACATTCGGGTGGACGCATTAGAGAGTGGTGTGAACCCACATATCTCTGATTCTAATATCCATAAGAGGCTTGATGATACAACCGTAAATGCTGATGAGTTGTGGAGTAGTCTTAAGATTAGCTCCGAGATAGCAGACGTAGTAGCCTCTTCCTCGGGGGCAGCTCTGTTAGCCCACACAGGGGATGGTTCGATCCACTTCGAGATTGATGATATCAACCCTGGTGTAGGTAGTGTGTACTCAAGTGCTAAGGTAGATAGTGAAGTGGCTTTGGTAGATGCTGGTGTGACCTCCAATGGTGTAGATATTACAGCACTAGAAGGGCAAGATGTTATCCATACCGGCCTTATATCAGGAAATGCGGCTAATATATTATCTAATACAAACTCAGTGGCTGCACTTAACGGGGAAGTCTCAACTCTCCAAGCGGAACAGGTGGTGCAAGACGCAGGAATCCTCTCAAACCAAGCAAGCCTCTCAACGCTCTCTACGGTTGTGGGCAATAACACTTCGTCGATTGTCTCTAATGATGGGGAGATCCTATCCCTCCAAAACCAACAAGTAACCCAAGACAGTTCTATCCAAGTCAACTCGGATGATATAACGTTAATCCAGTCTGACGTGGCTATAATCCAAGGGGAGCAAACAGTACAGGATACCCTCATCGCAGGAAAAGAGGATTCATTCTCAAAGAATACAGGGTTTAACCTAGACCTTGGGAATGTTTCGGGAACCGTATCGGAGGGGAACCACACTCACGAGAGTCAAATCGAGGTACTTGACCTGAATCCCTTACTGGTAGCGGAGGGGACAGGTATGACGAACTACGCGAATGTAGATGGCGAGAATGGCTGGGCAACACTTCTGTATAGAGATACGAGTGGGAGGGTATCACTTCACGCGATGATCCGAAACACGTCAGGTGTAGTAATCCCGGCAAGCTCAAATTTGTTACTATGTACTATTCCAGCAGGGTGGCGACCGAGAATTCATCAAAGCGGTTGGACAAGTGCTTATAGCGACTCTTATAGTATTTGGAGGTTGAGTATACAAACTCGAGTAGATGGTGTTTTTAGGATTTCATCAACCTTCGGTAACACGATAAATATAAATGCTTGGTATCACGTACAAATGAATTGGGTGGTTTAGAAAATGATCAAAGATCCTGAAATATTAGATTTCTTTGGGAATGATGTAACAGAGGAAGGCTTCGGAATCTCTGAAGGAGACGTGGATAACGCGTACTTGTTGAATCGAATAATGGTCATAGAGGATAAGGTAGATGACATTCTTGCAAATATTAAATCTAGTTCTTCTCAGGCTTAGGGAGGATCAGGTAGAGGATAGTGATGAGACTGAGTATTCCCAGCTTATCCGGCAGTTCATCAATGAAGCAAAGCATGACATAGAGGACGCTTGGGACTTTAACACACAAAGGCACTCAATAAGGATCTTCACAGAGGCAGGGAACGCCCATTACATGGTTGGGGGAGTAGGGGCTGACCTTCGGGTTTTAGAGGCGTGGAACGCCACTGAGGGCTTCGAGATGGAATACGGGGAGTGGAGGAAGATGAACCGGATGGGGGTTAATGAGATTGCCCACGGGGTTCAGAGGAACTGCCCAAGGTACATTGACAGGGACGGACTGGATGATTTCCTTAACCCAGTGTTTGAGGTATTCCCAGTTCCAGACGGGGTGTACGAGATTATCCTTAATGCGATTATAAAGCAGGAGGAGTATACCCAAGTAGCTCAAGATGGGTACTTGATAGAGATCCCATCCAATCCTCTAATACTTGGAGCATACAACAGGGCAGTTGAGGAGAGGGGGGATGACAGCTCAGCAAGATTAGGGCTCAACCTCACCCAGTATGAGAATGCACTGAGGAGATCAATAGCGTCTGATCAGGCACAGCAACAAGAGGCTAACCAATGGGAGCTAGATTAGTACCGGTGACTGTCACATCCCCCGCAATCTGGGGGCTTAACCTACAAGCCAGCGGGGATGCGCTTGACCTCCGTTGGGCAACCAAGGCAGATAACCTAGTAATCAATGCACTGGGGAAGCTTACAGGGAGGCAGGGGTTTAATGATCTTGTAGCTGCTGGGCTAACTGGGGTAATCTTAGGGCTATTCGAGTACATCGCTACAGGGAATCAGAAGTACCTAATCATCTCAACGGATACGGGGGTGTTTATTAGGGACTCCTCAGGTGGTCTGATAGAAATCTCGAACACACTAGGGCTAGGGAGGTACAACTGGGTTAACTTTAACGGGAGGCTAGTAGGCCACTTGAAGGGACAGGCTGGGATCGTGACCCTTTCCTCACCCTCCAGTGTCCTCTCCCTCTCCTCTGTAGGGGAGATAACAGGAGACGCAGTTGGCCTCCTCTCCGCATGGGGGAAGCTCTGGGTAATAGATAAACAAGGGGTGGGCAACAGCGAAGTTATTAAAGTTTCTGACCTTCTTGATGAGACTACTTGGACTGAGGAGTTTATCCTTGATCTCAATTGGGGAGGCGGGAGGGATACAGGGAAAGCCCTGTCAGAACATGACGGAAACCTTATCATCTACGGGGAGGATAGCCTCATCGTCTTCTCTGGGAATCCTGATGTTAACCTGATGGAGAAGATTGAGTCTGTTAGGGGGATCGGGTGTATCGCACCAAGAACTATACAGCAGATAGGTGATGATACAGTCTTTCTCTCTAAGGTGGGCTTACGGGGACTAGCGAGAACCCTCAGAGATGGTAAGATGGAAGTGGGGGATCTAGCCTCACCTGTTCGTGGGTTTCTCACGGATATAGTGGCTGGGAATACGGATGCGATAGTTGGTACGTTCCTCCCGAAGGAAGGGTATTACTTGATCTCCACACCGACAACGGGGGAGGTGCTTTGTTTCCATACTAATGTACCTACCCCTCAGCAGAGCTTTGCTGTGACGCGGTGGCTTGCCCCAGCGGATGCGATGGTACTCCTGGACGGGGAACTCATTAGCAGTAACGGCTCAGAGCTTCTCAAGTACACGGGGGAGGCAGACAATGGGAGCTCCTTCTTACTTGATCTACTCCTCCCTTGGTGGGGGATAGATAATGAGGAGCAACAGGGGATTAGCCAGAGGGTGAAGATCCCGAAGAGGGCTACATTAACCATTGATGGAGTCCCTGAGGACAACGGAGGGGGTAGTGTGATCCTGTGCTACTCCTTTAACTGGAAGAGTGACTTAACTTGTGTTGGTAAGGACGTTCAGATCTCCGGTGAGGGGGGGGCTGAGTACAACGAAGCTGAGTATGGTGTAGCTGAGTTCGTGAGTACCTCTGGCAAGTTCAATTATAGGTTCCCCATGAGTAGGCGGGGGAGTGTTATCCAAGTGGGTATCCAAATTAGGCAGCTCTCCGAGATCATAACGATACATGAGCTTAATTTACAAGTGAAGGTGGGACAATTAACTTATGGCTAATTACACAAAAGCGGTTGATTTCGCGGTTAAGGATGGACTCATCTCTGGCAACCCAGCTAAGAAGATACGGGGAACAGAGATTGATCAAGAGTATAACTCGATAGCTGCATCCTCAGTTACTAAAGTGGATAAGGTAGTAGGTAGCTCAGGGAACATCGTTGAGTTTGGAACCAGCGCTGCTATCGTGGACTCTGGGGTTCTTGTTAGTGACCTATCCACGAAAGACGGGGGAGAGACCCTTACTAACAAGACACTAACCGCACCGGATATTAACAACCCAGATATTGATGGAGGAACTATGGATGGAACTTCAATTACTGGGGGGACAGTTACAAACACAACAATCGCGAATCCCACAACAAATGGTGGTAGCGCGTCTAACCACAACCTAACCTGGACAGCTAATAGCTCCCAGGTAGTCAATGGTGTCGCTACTAACTTACAGGTAGTAAGCGCTAATATAGACAACCCAGATATTGATGGTGGAACTATTGATAGTTCAACCCTAACAAGTGTCACAATAAATAGTGCAGATATTAACAACCCAGATATTGATGGTGGAACTATTGATGGGGCTACCTTCGGCGCGGGGATTACCTTCACAAGCCCAACCATTAACTCCCCAGATATTAATGGGGGGACGATGGACTTAACCTCGCTAGATAATGTCTCCTTCGGGAATGGGGGGGTCATTATAAACACTGGATCAAGGGATGACTTCCTAGATTCATTTGGGATTAGCAAGAGGAGGATGGCCAGTTTAAAGTCCCCCCCAGGGTACGGGATTAACTTGGACAGCTCTTCCCCTCAGCGCTTCCAACCGTCTAACACCGAGGAGACCCCAGGAGTCCGAAGTGGGTGGGACACACTTATTGGAGCTGGGGGGAACGCGGGGATACTTTACACAGATGGGGCAATAGGAGCGGTGGTATTCTGGGATATAGCAGGTA